CATCTGCATACCTCTCAAGCTTTCTCCAGCTTGAGAGGTACTGTTTTCACCCAGATCTTAGGCTGTTTTACCATGACCTGTACCGGAGTACCTACCGGGAAAGTTTTGTACTCAGCCTCAGCATCCCCGGAGGCGGCTTTGATCTCAATCTTTACAGCCTGATTGAGCTTACCGCTCTCTGTGTACCAAGCATCCCCATAGTAACCCAGAATGTAGCCATCATCAGAGAGCATACATCTCTTTCTACCACCCCACGGGGAAAGATTATCAAAGAATGTACCAGCACTCTGACCCTCAGCACCAGCCAGCCGGGTAAATCTCTTGTTTTTGAAATCCACCTCAACACCATAGATCTCATCATCCATGTACCCCACATAGCCCTTGAGATCATCTACCTGATCCTGTAAATCAGTAATCTGAGATACAGTAGCTACCGCCGCTGGATCTACCGTTACCGTTACGCTATCCGCATTGCCTACAGTAGTAACCATGTTAATCAGCAAGCTGGAAACGCCTACCCCATTGTAAGGCGGCATATAATCAGGCTGTGCTACACTGGTATCTACAATGCAAACACTGTACAGGATATCTCCCTCAGAGGGATCTACCGCATACAAGCCGATAGTACGCACATAGTAACCGGAGGTAAGGCTCAGGTTACTGAAAGAGGTACTCACCTTTGCTGTAGCGTCATTCTGACGGGTTACACTGGCAATCTGAGCCGTTTGCTTAATACCTGAAAGAGCGGTAAGGTTAGCAAGCTGGCTATCCGTGTAAGTGGTATCAGAGGTACAGATCTTACTAAAATTCAGGGCTGTTTGTCCTCTCATCACCTTACCCATCAGGGCAATACCTTTTGTGGTAATTACCGCTGTTTTGAATTGTGCCATGTTCATCATCCTCCTTTTAAGCATTTATTACCATTGAGGTACTCACCATACCGCCCATGTTATGATCAGTTCCCTCAATCGTTTTTGAAACATTGATATCATTAGTTACCGTGAGATCAAAGGCTCCAGCCGCCGCTATACCGCCTCTTACAGGGATATCAGAGCTGTAAGCACCCTCAATATCATTTGTTATCTCACTTACCATAGCCTCAGCCGCTACCATACCCGGAGCTACTCTTAAAGCCTGAGAGTAATCAGCGTTTACATCATTGGTTATCTCATAACTCATACACATAGCTGAGCCTACAGCTAAGCTAACATTGGAGGAGCTCTCCTCCTCAAGCTCATTGTGTAGATTGAGCTCCAGATTAGCCGGGAGAAAGTAATCAAGCATTGAGGTGATCTCATCAAATACACCATAGCCCCCTACCCTTGTGAGTATCTCAATAGCATAGTTAGGATAATCCGGGATGATATCAAAGCCGCTCAGATCCCCACAAACAGTAATAAGCCTGTTTCTGAGCTCCTCCTCTGTGTACGGCTCTTTCTCATTCCAGTAGAGGTATAACCGGGCTCTCCGGGCATCCAGAGTATCATTGATATCAGGATAGATCCCCGTAATTTTCTCCAGCCGGGAAATACCCTCCTCATCTGCATACTCTATAAACATATTGGAAAGAACCCTCTCTGAGAGCCCATACAGCCTCAGAAACTCTATATCCTCTACCTTTGCTATCTCCTGAAACTCTTTCACTTTTCTAAGAGGCTTGATCCATTGATAAATCAGTGATTTATAATCTCTCAATGCTTACCCCTCCCCTACAGATGAAAGTACGGGGATCTGATCCCCCTCAAGAGTGAGGTTATCCGCTACCCCGTTAATCTTTGTATTGCTAATATCTACAATACCTGTAATCCTGAGTAGCCTTGCCTCTACCTGAGTTATTCTTACAACTAAATAAGACTGGTTAGCCCAGTCTTTTCTCATCTCTAAGAGGTAATCCTCCATAGCCCCCTCTATCTCATCTTTGAGGCGGTTCCATGAGTATCCCTCAGAGTACACCAGATTAGTAGTGATCCTAACAGGTACATCTCTTACAGTAACCACCGTTACTATATGCCCTATAGGAGCTATCCCAGATCCACTACCATCCTGAGTAGGATCTATAGCCGCCTGTACCGCATTGATAAGAGTTTGAGAGGCTTTCTCAAATTCACTGTTAATGATAATGAGTTTTACCGTCCCTCCTCCATTCCATACAGGGATAACCTTTGTATCACCTACCCCGGCAAGAGCATTAGTTTTCTCCCGGTAATCTTTCTTATTACCTCCAAAGGGAGCGGTTTCAAAAGAATTGAAATACCTATCTCTAAGTACCTCAGTATCCTCCTCATCCTCTCCGGGGATTAAAAGCTCTGTGAGCTCTGATACCTCAAGCCCGTCAATGAAATCTATAGCCTCCATCTCCCCAAAGTGTTTATTACCCTCTGTACCAGCGGTTTCACACTCCATCTGATAATAGTAATAGGTTACACCGTCCTCCTCAGCACTCTCAATAAACTCTACTGAGATATAATTGAGCTCATCCAGAGAAAACCTCTGATCCAGCCCTATATCCACATTGAATTTACCTTTAAGCACCGCAAGAGTAGCCTCATAAGGCGTGATACCTCTCTCCTTACATCTGAGGATTAAGTGATCCCTATCACAGGTATCAGCATAGGCTTGCTCTACAATGCCATTGAGCTCAATGTAATGTATAGCAAATTCCTGAGAGGCTGGAGCCAGAGCCGACCAGAAAATAGATCCCTCTGTAGTATCAATATCATCTCTGGCATTTTCTATAGCCCTGTCCAGTATCTCCTCATAAGTCTGATCCTCATACATCTATTTCCACCTCCCCCAGATCAGTAATCAAGGTAAAATGTATGGAGAGGTGATCCCCCTCCAAAGTAACAACAAGATCCTCAATCCCCTGTATATAGGGGTTTTCCTCTAAGCACTCAGTAATCAGCCTGTTACACTCATTATTGAGGTACTCCTGAGAAAAGCTATGCCCTATGAGATCTGTATACTCCTCTCCAAAATCCCATGAGTAAATAGTCCACTCATACCGCTTTGTTCTAAGAGCATTTTGTACCCACATTACAATAGCATCCAGACCCTCTACTATTTCTCCTGTGAGAGTCATGGTATCCCAGTCAATTTCAAAATCCCGGATTATATAATCCTCAGCATCATCCTCCTCAAGATCATTGATTTCCTCATCAAAATCCTCTGTATCATCAAAGGGGAATAAACCGCCTGTTTCACTCATGGACTCACCACCTTACATAGCACTACATAGGTATCATTGTTCTCACATTTCATGATTGCTACCTTATCACCCTTTTTAAGCCCTGAGCCGCTCCTCTTTACTGAGCCGCTGGTATTGAAATTGCTATTGTATACATAGGGGGTAACAAGCGGCATAGAGTACCCGGCTTTCAGGTAATCCGGGATATAGAAATCATCCTCAGTAAGTTTGAGCCCGTCCACCTCTACAGAGTTTGAGCTCAGCATTTCCCCTATAAAAAGGGTTTCCGGGTTATCCTTTGCTCCCTGATCCCTCATCTTTGAGAGTAAATCAGAATAGTATTCCTCAGCATTTTCCACTTGTTACACCTCCTTTGTATCCATAGCTTTCTTAAACTCAAGGGATAAAGTCATAGTGTGAGCACCCTTTACCCATTTATGAGTATCTGAATTGATCCAAAAGAGCCCGGATAAGCCTGTAGCCTTGTCTTTGATATAAACCCCATTGCCTGAAATAGCATCCATCATCTTATTACCTACAGCCTGTATAGTAGCTGATTTATCTATCCCGTGGAGCTTAGCCTTTGCCTCAGCCGTTGCATTTTTATCCTTGCTCTTTGTGTGAGTGGCTTGAAAGATACCGTATTTCTGGTTTTTCTTATTTTCCACCACACTTAACTTTTTACCGTCACCATCATAGATCCTCACCTTGTTAATCATCTTATCAAGGCTTTCCTTGTAAGTAGCCTGAGAGATATTAGTATCCTCTGTGAGCTGGTATTTACAAATCGTAGCACCATACTCAATCACATTGAGCTTACCCTTTGAGGCTCTCACCTGATAGAGCTTTTTAGTGTGAGCCTTTGCCTGAGTATAAGCCGCCATGATGATATCATAGATCTTTTTATCCTTTACAATGAGCTTTTGCTTATGCCCCGTTTTCATCAGGGAGCCCACCGGGATCTTGAAATCCTCACATACCATCTTTGTAATAGTCTCAGCGGTTTTACCCTTAAAGTTATATGTAGCCTGACTCTTTGTGAGATAGTACAGGATATCATAGGCTGTATAGGTGATCTCACCTGTTTTACTCAGCCTCTCCCTCTCAACTATAAAGCCCCTGAAATACTCTGTTTTCCCATCATCTGAGATGAGGTATAGAGCATCATTCAGGGGCATATTGAGGATCTTAAAATTAGGATCATAAGGAGCATTAGCTACCTTAATCACCAGTTTCCGGGCTACTTGCTGTTTTGATCCGCTCCACTCAATAGAGGTAACATACTGAGTAATATCTTTGGATTTAGTCCACCATACTTTCATACTCAGCCCTCCTTATCATGGAATAGTCAAAACCTGACCGGGGTATATCAGATTAGGATTTTTAATCTTGCTCCTGTTTGCATTGTAAATCTTTGTATACTGAGATCCATTCCCATAGAATTTCTTTGCAATATTCCAGAGGCAATCCCCGGATTTTACTGTATAGGTTTTTTGCTTTTTCTTTTTCTTTGAGCTCCTCTTTTTGGTTTTCGCTTTTTTCTTTTTCTTCTTCTTTTTCGTTGTGGTTTTCTTTTTCTTCTTTGTGGGCTTCTTTACCAGCTCAATCTCCCGGTACTCCTTAAAGGAAATGGTATAATACACATCCCCTGTACCATCTTGCTCCCCATACTCAAAGGTTTCTATGGTAATCAGGATATTTACATGATTACCGATCAGGAGCCTCACCGGGATACCTTTTCTTTTCCACTCTAAGATCTGCTTTACAAAAGCATAGGGCTTTTCTATCTTCACATTTACCTTTTTCTCTGTGTAGTAAACTTTGGTAGTTTTCACCCTCTTATAAGTGGTTACATACTTTTTCCTCTTTTTGCTGTATACCTTTTGCTTTTTTGTAGTCCATGTATTTATAGTGTGCTTTTCTTTTTTGAGCTTATAACTACCCTGAGCAAACTGATAAACCTGATTAGGAAAGAATGAGGAGAGGGAGCCCTCTCTGAGCCCCCTCTTACCTAACAGATTGATCTCACCCAAGCTGTTAATCACTACTGTAGTATTACCGCTCTTTTCAGTGATATTAAACTCTGACGGAGTAACCGGGAGGAGCATCTGATCACTGTTAGAGTGTTTGAGCCATATCTCCATAAGTTCCTCCTTTAAGCCATGTTAGCGGCTACCTTACTGAGCTTTCTGGACATTACCTCTACAATGTTATCTGTGAGATCCTCTAAGCCCTCATAGCCTACAATACTACCAGCAACATTTATAACCATGCCGCTCAGATCTATTCCACCTGAGCCGCCGCTCTCTTGCTGTCTGGTTTCCTGAGCCGTGAGGAGCTTCTCACCCTCATGAGCCATGATAGGAGTATTATCATCCGGGATAACACCCGTACCCATAGCCCTTGATACCATCGGTACCCCTCTGGTATTCATTACCTCATCATACTCATTAGCCTCTCTCTTTGTGAGGAGTTTTTCACCCTCATGAGCTCTGATCAGGTAATTATCATAAGGCACACGATCCACACCCATAGCACGGGGAGCACCAGCCCCGGAGGGCATATTTGCCGCCGCCGCTTTAGCCCTTGATATGGAGCTGGCTATACTTGCCGCCGCACTTGCCACACTTGCCGCCGCACTGGAGGCACTGGAGGCAATGGAGCCCATACCAGAGGCGAAAGCACTTGCTAAGGAGCTCACTGTACTCTTAATAGTGCTTGCGTGACCTGAGAGGCTACTACTTGCTGAGCTAAAGGAGCTTGTGGTACTACTCCATCCAGAGCTTGAGCTTGAAGAAATGCCGCTCATAGCCGTGGAGAAATTACTCTGTAAGGTACTCAGAGTGGTTCCCATTGCTGTAGCCACTGTAGAGATCCCTGTACTGGAGCTGGTAAACACAGTACCAATACTTGTCCATGCTGTAGTAAACCCTGTTTTAAGGCTTGTCATAAGAGTACCCATACCTGTAAAGGCGGTACTCATATTTGTTTTAGCCGTTGTTAGTTCCGTATTGATCCCGGTAAAGGCTGTAGTAAATGAGGTACTCAGATCTGTAAGGAGTGTAGAGATAGTAGTATTAGTGGTACTCATACTCTCAGTACCAGATCCATAAGCCTCACCTATGGCACTCCATGAGCTCTCCACCCCCGGAGCCATTCCCTCAAGCTGAGAGAATACCTGATCATAAGCCTCCATGTTAGCCTCAGCCGTGGGTACACCCTCACCAGTATCCTCAGAGCCGCCCGTGAAAAAGTCCACGATACCGCCCCAAGCATCAGAGATAAATGATCCCACACTTTCAAGAGCTGAGGTTACTGTAGAGCCTATGCCATCCAGCACAGATCCTACACCCTCAAGAGCCGTACCTAAGAGGCTGGCTCCTGTATCAAAGGCACCTGAGATCAGCTCCCACGCACCACTCACAGCATCCGGGATACCAGAGAGGGCATCCGTAAAGCTACCAGCTATACCGCCCAGCACCGTACCTACACCCTCTACCGCTGTACCTATGGCTGTACTTGCGGTATCAAAAGCCGTTGTTACTCCCGTCCATGCTGTTTCAGCTACCCCAGCAAGCCCATCTAAGCCACCTGAGAAAGTAGCCGCAATGCCGCCTATTACAGTACCTATACCGCTTACCACGGTACCGATAGCTGTGGAGGCTGTTTCAAAGGCTGTACTTACTCCCGTCCATACGGTTTCAGCCACACCAGAGAGCCCGGAGAAATCCCCGGAGAAAACACCACTCAAGGTACTGATAAATCCAGATATACCGGATACCACACCAGAGATAGCACTTGAGGCGGTATCAAAGGCTGTAGTAATAGCACTCCATACAGTAGAAACCACTCCACTGATAGCACTGAATACACCTGAGAAAACACCGCTCAGGGTATCAATTACACCAGATACACCGGATACAGCCCCGGAGATCCCGGAGCTTGCTGTATCAAAGTCTCCTGTGATAACTCCCCATACCGCTGATACTACCCCGGAGATAGCACTAAATACCCCGGAGAAAATGCTACTCAGAGTATCAATCACTCCACCTATAGCACTCACCACCCCGGAGATAGCACTGGAGGCGGCACTGAATACAGTAGTAATCACACTCCAGATCACAGCCACATAAGGAGCTAAGAAATTGAACACGGCTGTAAAGCCATCTCTCAAACCGCCCAGAATGGTACCGATTGTGGAAATGATACCCTGTATCACGCTACCAGCTACAGAGAATACCGTAGTAATTACACTCCAGATAGTAGGAATGTAGGGAGCTAAGAAATTAAACACCGCTGTAAATGCACTCTTTAATCCCTCCATGATAGTACCTATGATATCTACCACCGGGGAGAGAGCCTCTACCGCCATGCTAAAGGTTTCTTTGATCCAGTTCCACGCCGCCTCCACATAAGGAGCCGCTTGCTCCATGAGAGGAGCTACCGCCGTGGAAATATTATTGAAAACGCCTGAGATAGTCTCAGCCGCCGCACTCAGGAAAGAGCCAGCGGTACTAAAGGCTGTCTGTATAGCGTTCCACACATCAGTTACAATAGGCTGGATCACCGGGAATACTGCCTCAATCACATTAAAGATCATATCCACCGCTGAGCCTATCACGGTACCAGCCGCCTCAAAAGCTGTCCCTAAGAAAGTCATAAGCATACTCACCACCGGAGCTACAGATCCTATGATAGCCTGTATAGTAGGCATATGTTTATTTACGGCATTAGCTATTTTAGTACCAGCATTATAGATCTTTGTGCCAGCCGTAGAGAAAGCCGGGGCTACCGCTGTTACCACATCCAGTACAGCACTTGCTACCCCTCCTACAATGGGGATAATGCTTTCTATATAGCCTCCCCAAGCCTCTACTACAGGAGCTATCCCATCACTCACCGCTGTAGCCGCCGTGATAATGTGAGGTAATACATTCTCTACCTCTGATACCGCCGTGGATACAATCCCGGAGAAAGTGCTAAACACTGTCTGTCCCAGAGTCATAAGAGAGCTTAAAAGCCCCTGTACTGTAGCAAAGGCTGTAGCTACCGCTGAGGTATCCGGGGCTGGTACTGATCCTGTACCTGTATCTGTCTCCATCTTAGGAGCACTGATAGTTTGCTCTTGCCCCGGTATCTGGAGTTTCTGCCCTACATTGATCAGATCCCGGTTAGCTATGTTATTGACCTTTACCAGATCATCTACAGTAGTACCGTACTGTTTAGCTATCTTTGTGAGGGTATCTCCTCCTTTTACCGTATACTCAAGGTTTTTCTTAATGGTATTAGTGGCACCCTTTACCCCGTTTCCAGCCTTATTTACACTCTGTTTGATCTTGTCTATAGAGGGCTTTTCAAAACTGATTACACCCTCAGCAAGGTTTTTCATGAGGTTAGAGCCAGCCTCTTTAATCTTAGGAGCCGCCTGAGCTAAGCCTTGCTGTATAGCACCCGGTAAGGCTGTAACCACATTCACGATCATAGGAATAGCATTACTGAAAACAAAAGTAGCGGCTGTATCTACCAGAGCCGCTATACTATCCTTTAATCCGTTTGTGTTACCCAGAGCCAGATTACCCATCAGGTTAGTAGCCGCCGCTTTCATTGCCTGAAAAGATCCTGAGAAAGTCTCAGAGGCTTCTCTTGCCGTGGTACCAGCTACATCAAGGTTTTCCTGAATGGTATGAATAGCACTGTAAACATCAGCCAGATTATCAATGTTATAATCCATCCCGGAAAGAGTAGAGGCATCTTTGAGGAGCCTCTCCATCTCCGATTTAGTACCACCATAACCCAGCTTTAAGTTATCCAGCATGGTATAATTTTGCTTAGCAAAGCCCTGATAAGCGTTCTGGATAGATCCTATATCAGTACCAAACTTGTTAGCATTATCTGACATATCAATCATAGCCATATCCGCTACAGAGGCGGCTTTTGCTGTATCACCCTGTAAGCTGTTCAAGAGGGAGGCACTGAATGAGGTAACATTCTCCATGTAAGCATTAGCACTTACCCCGGCTGTTTTATAAGCCAGATCAGCGTTTTTCTTTACAATATCAGCGTGTTCCTTAAACAGTGTTTCTACACCGCCTAAACTCTGCTCCAGAGCCGCCCCCTCACTTACAGCCGCTCCTACAAAATCTCCCACTTTTTTGATACCTACTGTAATGATTGTACCTACAGCCAGTTTCTTTAAGAGGGAGCTGATACCATTCAAGCCGGGAGTAGCGTTATCCTGTAAGCCTATCCTTGACTTTACCCCCTCTTTGATCTGGTTAAACTTATCCTTTACTTTCTGGATAACATTTGAGGCGGCATCCTTAGCCCGGATAATGGGAGTTACTATAGTGTTTTTGATAGCTGAGAGCTTACTCTTGATAGCCCCCACCTTTGAGGAAACCTCATCTTTTATCCTTGCCACCAAAGGAGATACAAACTGAGCTTTCA